AGTAGTATGACGATTGAAACCTCCTTGGTAATACCAAGGGGGATGTCATTGATTTTAGGAATGGACCTTGGTCTATTCCGCGAACCTTCGATGTCCCCGGACAATATCGCAAGCTTCAGAGAAGCTGCCACTGCTATCCGACTCGGTTGGAACATGTCGGGCCAAATACCAGGAATTGCGTCTGAGCGAGCCCGTGAGGGCATACCAACCATGATCTACAAGGTTCCTAGAATGAATTCTAGGTTCCACGCAGATGCGGTTGGAAACCCTCAGGACCCATCAAGAGATGGGCTCGGACGAATTCCCACTTTGGGGTTACCGTGTATTGATCTTGATTCAGACTTACGAAAGTCTGAAGTAAGCATTAGCACAACCCCAGCCATGTATAGAAACATGTTAGCCAGCACTGTGAAGACCCAGTTATACCAGATGAACCAAACAAGGTTTGATATCCGGTTAAGCAACGGTCGCACAGGCAAGATGACCTGGAAAGGGTTCACCAAGATTGCCTCAAGAGGGCAGCTCCGTGACACTCGCCGGGATCTGCAGCTAGCCTTTGGCCAAGGCTTAGCTCGCAGGCTAGAGTTCTATTTAGGATGGCATAAGAGAAGCAGACCGGAACAGGTTGTCACTGGTGTGACAATGGCTCTGATTATCTCCACTCAAGGAGAATGCCTCTCTGACCCCATCCTCTGGTCAAAAATGCGTAGTTGGTTGTTTAGGAATTCCTTCGGAACTCCTTCAGTCAGTCAGTTCGCCAAGAAGTTTAAGAAACTTATTGGAGGAATTGAAGACTCCTTAACGGACAACCTGTTACATGAAGATCCTCATGCACTCTTAAGAGAGTTCATTGAGGACCCTAGTAACCTAGGCTTTGCTGATTTCCTTTGGCCTCTAATTAAGCCGTGGGTTCCTATGAGAGATCACCCCGTTTCTGCGAGAGAAGCGTGGTTCTTGTCCCATATCACCCAGACTAGGTTCCTGCCGCCTCCGAATAGATCGGAGGTCAAGGTAGGACTATTAGATGCCCAATTAAGACTCTTGCAGCCGTCGACGTTCCCTGATCCTGGCACTTATTCGAAGAATAGAATGCCAAGTAGAGACGCGTACGGCTCAACAAGAGGTTTAGATGAGATACTTGACAGAGAAGGGATCCCCTTCTACTCGGACTTCCGACCGGAAGTCGAGATGGACGCCATACACTCAAATGCGATGATCGCAGGTGAGTTAGTAGGCCGCCACTGTCGGCATTTCTATGACAGATCGAACAGAAAACGTGGTATACCCGAAGGGTTTAACATTGACCGTTCACACCTCTCCCTATCCGGAAGTGCTTGTCTAGAATATTCTAGGAAGCTCGGCGGAAAGAGGGCGATCTGCTGGAATGAATTTAAAGACTTCATGTTGAGCTCTGTGGAAGACTTATGTCTTCGTCAAGAGTTCAATGCTGAAGGTGATTTAATTCTTAAAGATACACTAGGAAACACTGTTTGCTACGGAGAGCAAGCAAGGTTTGCCGTCTACCAAATAGCTTACCTGTCTGAACCGATCGAAGGATTATTCCTTGATACGGAGACGGTGAAGTCTTACGTGGAAGACGTAGAAATTAAGCTACCGATCGGACTAGATAGTCGGATGGGAGAACTTCTATTTCTATGGGCGTCTCTACAGTACCAAGATTGGGTCAAGTCAGGAAAACCTGCACTTGACATCGACATGGTACCAATTATGGAACCTGGGGTTAAATCCAGAATCGCGACGATGTCGACGGTCTGGATGAACCTTTATCTAGCACCAGCCGGGCATTACATGCACGACGTGCTGATAAACGCGCCAGGAGCCAAAATTTCGATGGAAGGAACCGACCACCTATGGTCTTTAGAGAGATCATGGGGTCGCCATTGTAATGAGAAGTACTGGGCTCAAACTCAAAGAGAGTCGGAGGACATTACTGCCAAAACAAAGGTTCGTAAGTCAGGGTTTGCCATGAGCAGTTCCGATTTAGAAACTGCAACTGACCACCTCGACTGGGAAGTTTCCCGCCTTCAGATGGAAGGCGTGCTAGATGGATTCGGGACAAGCGATGAGGTCAGGACATACCTGACCGCAGCGTTTGAAC